ATGTAGTAAACCTTAGAACTACTTGTAATTTATTTAGTGTAGATTCTAGTTTATTTAATGATCCAGCAAACAAGACTTATAATAATAGATTAGAAGCAGAGAAAGCATTGTATAGTAATGCGGTTCTACCTGTTTTAGATAAGATACTTTCAGCTTTGAACATGGAGTTATTAGAAAACGACATGAATAAAATTAAACCTGATATATCTAAAGTTGCAGCATTACAAGATGATTTGAATACTGAATCAGAAAGACTAACTAAGTTAGTACAAGCTGGAATTATGACAATAGATGAAGCTAGAGAAGAATTGAATTTAACACCTTTAGGAAATACACCTAATCAAGAAGAAGAATAAGATATGAAAACAGGAAACGGAGTAAAAGGATATTCATTTAAAGATATTGACATTCAAGACAGAGAAGTAAAAGGTTATTTTTCTGCTTTTGATAACGTAGATTCTGATGGTGATGTAATTGTAAAAGGGGCGTTTACTAAGTCAATTCAAGAACATGGAGTAGGAAGCAATTCAAATAGAAAGGTTGCGCACTTACTTTACCATGATGTCACTAGACCAATTGGCACACTAACGGAATTAAAAGAAGACGACTACGGATTATACTTCGTTTCTACATTAGGCACGCATACTGATGGTGAAGATGCCTTAAGAATGTATAAAGAAGGAATCATTAGAGAGCATTCGATAGGGTTTCAATACATTCCAGACAAGATTGATAAGTCAGACGATGGTATTTGGACTATCAAAGAGGTTAAGTTATGGGAAGGTTCGGCGGTTACTTTTGGAGCTAATGAACTTACACCTAATTTAACAAACGCTAAATCTCAAGGAGACTTAGATAAACTAAAAGAAGATATTGATGAAAGATTCGAGGTATTTATCAAAGCTTTACGCGATGGTAGTTACTCGGATAAGTTTAACAATATGTTTGAATATGAATTAAGACAATTAAAGAAATTAACTGAATCACTTTATACTTTTGAGCCGTCTACAAACACTCATATAGAGAAGTCAGAGGAAGCTAATATAAATTATAGTAAATTTTTATCACAAATTAAATTTTAAAGTATGACTGAAAAAGAAGTACAGGAATTAGTAGACGGTCTTAATGCAAAGCATGAAGCATACGTTGAAAAAATGAACGGTCTAACATCTAAGGAGGAGTTAGAAGCAGTTAAAGAAGAAATGAAATCAGCAATTGCGGAGGACGTTTCAAAGATTGAAGCTATTTGCAAAGAGCAGGGTGAAGCACTAGCTGAACTAAAAAAAGCATCTGCTAGAGCATCAAAAGAGAAAATGACACTTTCCCAAGCTATTACTAAAGCTTTAGAAGATAATTCTGATGATTTAAAGGAATTAGTATCTAAAAAGACTGGTTCTTTTGAAATGGAAGTAAAAGCTAGTCAAGATGCGGCAGATATTACCTCTGGTACTGACTTTGCTCTAATGCAGCCAGGAGTAGGTCAAATTCCTACTAGACAGTCTTTCGTTAAGTCTTTGTTTAGAAACCAAGCGGTAAACACTGAGTATATTAAGTACATGGATCAGGAAACTATCGTAAGGGATGCTAAGAATGTTGCTGCTTGTGGAGACACGACGCACAATTCAAAGATCACATGGCAAGTTAGAACAATCCAAATTACTAAAGTAAGAGATTTAGTAGACGTTTGTATTGATATGATGGATGATTATTCGTTTGTAGAGGGTGAGATTAGAAGACTTGTAGACGTTGATGTTCAATTAGAGACTGATAGATTATTGCTTTTAGGTAGTGGAGTTTATCCAGAACCAAATTCGATCGACTCTATATCTTCTACTTTCGCGGCTGGAACTTATGCAAGTTCTGTGCAAAACGCTACTTTGGCTGATTTGATCGTAGTTTGTAAAGGTCTTATTGCTGATGCTGGACAAAATAACGCGTTTAACGCTGATACAGTATTGTTAAACCCTGCTGATTACATTGTTCTATTGAACTTGTTGAAAGATGCTGATAACAACTATCTTCAGTATGAAATGAAGTTAGCGGGTATTAGAATTGTACAAAACAACTTAGTCCCAGCGGATCAAATGTATATTATGGACTCATCTAAAGGAACAATCCTTCAAAGAATGGGAACTATGATTGACTTTGGATTCGAGAACAGAAACAACTTCGAGAACGAGACTGTAACTGTTAAGGCAGTTGAAAGATTCAACTTCTGGGTGAGAAATGTAGATGCTAATGCATTCTTACACGTACCATCTATTGCTACTGCAATTACTGCAATTACTGCATAATAAATTCAAGACGGGGAGTTTACGGACTCCCCTCTTTAAATAATATAATATGAAAGTTAAGATTATCAAAGAAGGTTTTGGATTACCATTAGATGAAGTTGTAGAGGTAACAGAAGCTAACGGAAGACGAATGTTAGAAAGAGGAATAGCAGAAGAAAGTTCTTCTAAAACAACTAAAAGAGGACGAAAGCTAGTAAAACCAACTAGCACTAAAAAAAAAGATGGTGGTTGCGAAGATTGCGACGATAAAAAGCCATGTAAAGAATGTGAAGAAAAAGCTATTGCTAAAGCTAAAGAACTAGCAAAAAAGAATAAGTAAATATGTCAATAACAGTTCCTTCAGATTACCAAGATATACTAGCTATTAGCCAGAATAAGTATGACCAACAAGACTTACAAAAATATATTGATGAGTATGAGGAAGATTATCTTATATGTATGCTAGGTAAGGAATTATACGACCTATTTATATCGGACTTAGACCCGATTACAAACCTACCTACTACACAAAGATTCATTGATATTTACAACCCTATTTACTTTGAGGGAAACCATAATATTTATGATCCATTTTATTTAGATTGCTTCTGCCATCTTAAGCCAAAAAAAACAGAGGGAATACCTGAAATGTTAAAGGAATTCGTTTACTTCCATTACGGAAGAGATATGAACGTACAAAACACAATAACGGGTTATGTAAGGGCAGACAATGAAAACAGTACAAACGTTCCTTTTACAGAAACTAAAGGAATTAGAGTATATAACAAAGGAATTTATAATTATAACGGTATTATATATTACATTCATCAAAATAAGGACATATACCCTGAATGGGATGGATATGTAAAGGAATATACTGGATATATATATTAATATGGCTAAGAAGTTTGAAATAAGAGATAGTGCATTAGTAGTAACTGATACTGGTAGCGGTGACATTGAGTTGCATAGACCAGCTAGAGACTGTTGGGCTTACTTTCCTGAGTTACGAGATAATAATGTAATATTAATCAATGATACTAACGCGGTAAATGCTTCTGCTTCTAGGTTGTATTATGCTGATTTAGCTGATGCGGTCGATGAAAACGATGTATCATTTAATCAAACAAGTTGGTTAGAATGGGTTCAGAAAAATCTGGGTTTTAATCGTGCTACGGGGAGCGTAGCGTATGCAGGGGAGTTTAACAATTACACTGATTTAACAACGTCAGAGCCTGCGGGGACTGCGGGAAGATTTGCATTTGTTTTAAATAGTCAAGGGACTAAATGGCTACCAGGCTCTTTAGGTGGTTCTTTTTACGGTGCGGGTTGGTATTATGATACGGGTTCGCAATGGGTTTCAAAAAATGACGAAATTTATAAAGGAATTGAAGATTTAGTAGATGACAAAGTAAATAGATTTTCAATTGACCTAGATAGTTCTGAAAGTTCTGTAACAAGAACGGTTTCAGGAGGGCGAACAACTTTTACAATAACACACAATTTTAATTCTTTAGACGTTATAGCACAAGTTTACAGGATTTCTAATTCGAGGGACGTAGGTTGGAGAATACAACGAAACGGAGTAAATGAGTTAGAAGCTAGTAGAGCTGGTACGATATCGGACGCGGAATATAGAATCGTAATACTAAACTAATGGATATAAACGACATTTTAAAGCTTGTAAACCTAACTCAAGCGGAAATAAATGCATTGACCGACAAGGAGGGTTTCTATTTTAATAGTGATACAGGAAATGTTGAGTTTGACGGTTCGGCGATTGGTGGAGGAGGTGGAAGCGGTGATATGCAGTCAAGTGTATATGATCCTAATAATGTTCAAGATGATGCTTTCGATTTTGATAATTTCTTGGGTACTTTTCAAATACCAGATACTACAACAACCGTAAATTTAGATTCAGACAAAGACAATTTAGATTTAGATGGTTTTAATATTGTTAACATCACAACGCAGTCACAAGACAGAAGAATAACAGGAATAAAAGCTCCACCTTCTGGGGTTAATAGAATTATTTGCTTTTTTAATACGAGTTCGCAATTTAGGATGAAATTTGTACATCAAAGCGGTAGTAGTTCTTCAAACAACAGAATAGTATTAAGAGGTTCAGCAGGGACTAGAAATTTACTTCAGTTTCAAGTGTGTTTTGCCGTTTACAATCATAATATT